GAATTATTGTTAAATGCTACAATTACTTTTTCTCCGCGTGATCCAGTTAGTTTGCCAAGTACATCATCTTTTACTTGCATTTGTTTTTCTCTATCTGGTACACCGTTGTTAAAGTTAACTACTTTTGTACCTGAAAATCCACATTGTACTTCATTAATTAAGTAGTCAGCAATTTCTTCTTCTAGTTCTGCATAAGCTAATCCACCTTGATAATCTACAGGCGCATAATAGTCATATCCAGATACATATCTTTTAATTATTTTAATTTCAGACTCTTTGCCATTACCGTAGCCAAACGTAGGAATCCTTTTAGGTTGTTCTGAGGGCTTTATTTTTTCCCAGTTATGGTGATAATAGTAAGCTTCAATTTGGCCTTCCTCGTTGCACTTTTCTGCTCTTAGAGTCTGTCTTGGAAAGTGTTCAGCTTTATATACTTTTCCGTTTTTATAAAGAATCTGCATGGAGCCTTCGCCGAGTAGCTTAAGATCTAATACAGTTTTTCTAATACAATCATTAGAAAAAATAGACTTCATTTGTGCATACTCATCAGGTTTTTTAGACGAGTTAGTAGCATCTAGTCCTTTACCATAAATCATATTAACAACACCATTAATAATAGCATTGTTTGTTGCAGATCCGTTATAGCGGTCTATAATGTATTGATAATAGTTATTATCTTGACCATAATTAACCCAATCTTTGTTTTTGTTTTCAGATATCTCAGGTCTATTATAAGCCGCTAAGTTTAATATATGTAAATTATTCATAAAACTATAAATTCGTTGTCGCTAGAATGCTCTGTATAAGTATTATAGTTTACACTAAAATCACTTATTGTTTGGTCTGTACAAAACACTTTATCTTTAAAAATAACATTACTACCTTCTTTTACTTCTAAAGTATAAAATGAACTTTCTTTTAATGTTGTTTCAAAATCACAAGCCATATTGTAATAATATTTATTTTGACTTAATGATGTTGTATCTGTATATGCTGTACCAGTAGTTTCACTAGTTAAAGAAGCAGTAACTGATGTAGCACTATTTCTCGGTATTATATTAAATGTTTTAGTACCGTTTGTTCCTATTGTCAACATATATATATAATAAAAAAAAGTTGTTTTTGTTATTTTCTTATAATAAAAAAGGGGCAATAAAGCCCCTTAATTAATCAAGTAAATCAGTTATTAAAAATCAGATCCAGATGTGATAGTCAATGTAGTTGTACCAACAACCATACTTGAACCATCATTTGAATCTACATTAATAAAATTAGCAGGCAAAGTTTCTTGGCCAGAAAAAGTAAGAGTATACCCACTTAAATCAGCCATTGCAGCTCCAGTTACAATAGTCCCTCCAGTTACTTCACTTCCGTGCTCACGTCCAACTAAAAAATAATTATCATTGTAGTCACGTACAATAATTTGAGGACGTCCATAAGCTAACAATTTCACTTCTTTATTATCTGCAACAGATAGTTTTTTAAGTGTTAAATTTAATGTTTGCTCAAAGTAAGTAGTACCATTTTCTCTAGAGCTTGTAACTGCCTGTTCAAAAGACGAATTGCCTTTTAAGTCATATTTGTAAACAGTTTCGGCAGAAGTATCAAAATTATCAACTGAATCATCAGCTGCAAGATTAGCACCGGTAGATTTTAAATCTCCAAAGTCTCCAAAGTAAACTTCTTTAAGACCTCCAACGCTATCCTTGCAAGGTTCAATTCTACCTTTAGTTAATGCACAAGCCATAGTTATTTTATTTATTAAAAAGGGTAGGCAGGATATTACCTAACCTACCCCTTTATGTTAGTTATTATTATGCTAAAGTTTGTAGTACTAGATCTCCACCGATACCATATTGGATACCAGAAGTAAATCGCATAACTACACGGACATTTTGTGATCCATCAAGATCAGCCATGTCGATAACTTTAACCTCATTGTGATCAGCCAATAGACCAGTGCCGAAGTACAAGTTAGAAGCTTCACCAGCTACAATATGATCTGCTGGCATACCTGGAGCGTGTTGAAGTTTAATACCTTCAAAAGCCAAAGCATTACCCATATTATACCATTGAGATCCTTGATCGTTAGTACCAGCAGCACCAAGACCAGAAGCTCCAAATCCACCAAGTGCACGAACATAAGCTTGAAGAGCTACAGTAGGCAAGTAGATAGTAAGATCCTCTTTTCCGTAAACAGCTGAAGGAACAGAATCAACAACATTTCCAAGCAAGCTTACGATGTTTGAAGATGTATAAGAAGTTTCAGAACCATTAGCAGCATCATTTACGTCTCCATCAGCAGCCATAAGAACAGTGAATCCGTCAAATTCTCCAGCAGTAGCATTAACTCCACCCCAGATATTTTGCTCAGTTTTTTCTGCTACTTTAGCAGCAACGTGACCTAGCAAAAAGTCAGAGAAAGAAGGAGGAAGATTATCAAATGCAGAATATCCCATTTGAATTGCTTCCCAATCGCTACGGAAGTCTTTCTTACAAAGCTCTAAGTTTACTTGAAATTCTTCTGGTTGTAGAATTCTTTCAGTAAGTGTTAAAGCACTAGAAGTTTCAGTAAAGTCGCAAGTACCATCCGCAATGATATTGGTAGATGCAACCTTTTTTACTACTTCTTTAAATTTAACATTAGGCTTTACGGTGATAGCACCTTCAGCCAATGTCTTACCGCTTAGTAAAGCAGCAGAGATGTATTTCCCCGCAAACTCACCAGCGTAAGTCGAAGTGATACTGGCAACTGAGCCAGTCAAATTTACATTGTGGTTACTCATTTTTATTTGTTTAAATTATTAAATACTCTATCAATCGTTGAAAATGCTCTTTTTTGTGAGAACAAATTCATCTTCTTTTCCACTGAAGCTTCTGGAGAATGTGATACTTTTTGTACCGGCTCTTCAGATAATTCAGTTTTTTCTTGTGCAGCAAGTTCTTCAGTAACAACGTTACCAAGCTCATCAGCACCCATTTCTTCTTTTTCGATCATAGCTTTAATTTCTTCAACCATTGATTTAATCTCAGCTAGTTCTTCTTTAGTAGCATATTCAGCTTCAACTTTTTCTTCTTCTTCTGCTTCTATTTCTTCTTCAGCAGCTTCTTCTTCTTCAGCTCCACCTTCTTTGATCTCAGCAATTACGCCTTCTTCAGTTACTACTAACATTTTTCCATCTTCGAGTTCGTATTCACCAACTGGTACAGCGACCTTTTCGTCTTCTGTTACAATAAATACTTCTCCTCCAGCTTCAAAAGACTCTGATTCTAAAACTGTTCCATTTTCAAGCTTCATTTGAGCAAGCTCAACATTTTCAGCTTCGGCTTCCATTCCTAGAAGCTCTTTTACTTGGTTTAACATATCATTCGCTTTCATTATATTTATTTATTATGCTTTAGGTACTTTTGAATCTCTAATGTTTATTCTTTCTGAATAATCAATTTCTTGATAAATCTCATCAACAAATTTATCAATGTCCATTTGTAGATTAAGTTCTACTTTATGATTAGATAAATCAAACTTTGGTAGTTTACTAAATATTTTTTTTACCTGTGGTTCCATAATAATATAATAATTTAATTTTTATTTGTTATATTTTGCCAATACCTTGTGCTTGATAGCTACCATCACAGCATTTACGTGAGTAAGTATTATCTTTACATAGACAAGCTCGTTTGTTTGTTTTAGGACTTGAATAAAATCTTTTAAATCTATCGTACATTTTTCTCATCTGCCTTGTCCTCTATATTTTTGTTTATATCCGTTTTGTCCTTTACTAGCATTCTTGCTATGTACGCCTGGTCTTTTAGGCCTACTTGATGGTGTGTAATTACTTATGATCTTTTTTGCCATTATTTTTCTGGTACACAGTTTGGTACTTTACGTCCGTTTTTAATTTTAAAGCCTACCATTTCGTAGCCTTCCCAACAAGGTTCTTTAAGATCAATTACACCAAGTTCTTTTAGTTTGCTTTCAGCCCAACGTTTACCGGCTTTACCACCCCAAAGTAAGTAGCTTATAGTACCACATGCTTTAGAGTCACCTTCATCGTAATATGTTTCTGCTCTTGACAAGTAGCTATGCATACGTTTTATTGTTTGTACACTGATAGCTTTTCCTTGTGCTAATTGTTGTGCTCTTACTTTACCTACTTGTGTAGCACATTTATTATTTACCTTCTCGTTTAATTCAAGGCCTCTCTTTGCATTATTTTTTACACCAGATGGGTAATCACTATAAGACTCTAATTCCATCGTCTGGCCATTCTTATAACGTTTATCTTTTTTAATAATACCTTTGATAGTTGCAAGTAAGTACTCTGCTTCTTCGTTTTCTATCTCAGCAAGTTCGTCTTTTATTGATTTATCTTGCGGACGTTCTATTTTATCTGCAAAATAACCTTCAATTGAAAATCCTTTGATCTTACCAGCTTTTACTTCTTGCCAAACTTCTTCATTGTTTACTTTCATAGACACCATCCAAGTTCCGATTGGTACGTCTAATCCGTATTTACGTGATTTATCTTGTTTGTCATCTTCTACTAACCAAGACTCTACAACACTCATTCCTTGTAATGGAGTTTGATGCTCAAATGTAGAATTGTTTTGCTTGCCACGCATTAAAAATAATTCACTAGCTTTCTTTACAGTGTTTTTAGAAAAATAAATATAATACTCTTTATCTTCATTTTTTCTATAAATTGGCTTATTTGGAATTAATGCTGGTCCCATTAGTATACGCTTTTCAGCATCTACTTCTGCTAACTTAAATTCTTGGTTTTTTAAAGCAACAAAGTCTTCTTCTATTGCTGGGTTTTCTACGACTGATATTGCGTCAATACCTGAGTATTCGTTCTCGTCGTCTATAAAAAGCTCTACGATGTCCATATTAATATAATAATAGTTTATTTAATTTGTTATCCAATTGATGCACCTTGTACAATGTTACGATCTAACTCTTGAGCTGTACTAACATCGTTTGATACTACAAATGCTTTTACTGGTTGTTGTTGTTGTCCTCCTATAGCTTCGGCTAATTGATTTGTTTCACTTGCTCCTACTATATTAAATGCTGGTGCTTGTGGTTCTGATACCGCTGGTGCAGATGGTGTACTTACACTTGGTATATTAACGCCACCACCTACGGATCCAACACTACTTTTAGCTTTACCTACAGCTGATGCAATACTTGCTCCAATACCTACAGCTTGTGCTGCATAAGCAATTAACAATGGAATGTTTTGTGGAAAACCAGCTTTTAATGTATTAGCAAATCCAGTAGCTGTAGATACACCTGCTTCTGCTGAGTTTGCAGCTATTTTACCTAATGCTGTTTTAGCGTTAGATATCATTTCTTGTGCTGCTATTAATTGTTTAGCTACTAATGCTGCTTTACCTGCTGCTGTTTCTGCACCTACAATTCCAATAATAGCATCCGCTGCTGCGGCTTTATTATCTATTCTTTGCTGTTCTATATCAGCTTCTTTTTGTAGTCTTTCTTCGTCTTTAGCAATCGCATCTTCAGTTGCTTCGTCTTCTAAGTCTTTTTGTTCTTTTTGTAAAGCAATTCTGTTTGATATTTGCTCTGATCTAAGACCTTCTATTTGATTCAATACAGCTTCTCTTTCTTGCTGTGCTTCTAATAAAGCAATATAGTTTTCTTGACTTTGATTTTTATCGTACTGAGCTTGTGCTGCTGCAATCTGTATGTCTACTTGATCCAACATAGCTTGTGTTTGCTCATCTAATACCGCAGCTAAATCATCATTAGCTTTTATTCTTTCTTCTATGCTTTTAGTATCATCGTCTCTTATTTGTCTAAGCTTTTCTGCTTGTCTATCATAAGTTTCAATAAGTCCTTGTTGTTTTACTCTTGCAATCTCTGCTGACTTTTCTAACTGTACATTTGTAGCTGCTGCAGATACAGTTTGTGTCACATAATCTTTTGTAGCTTTAGCCGCTTTACTTATACCTTCACCAACCTTTTCTACAGTACCATCAACACCAGTTAATACATCAACAAATTCACCAGCTGCAGATTTTGCACTTTCAGCTGCACCAGCAAAATCACCTTTAAAGAATTTAGCAACAGCATCACCAGCAAATCCTAAAGTATCTAATAAAGAGTTAAATCTTTCAATTATATTGTTTTTAATTATTGTTCCTAAGTTTTGAATAGACCCAATAGGATCATCAAATATAGCTGTAAAAAATCCAGTAAATCGATCAAAGTTATTTATAACAAAATTAGCAAAGTCATTAAATGCTAAAGACACAACCTCAAATGCTGTAGCAAATGTATCAGCAACAGATTGGTTCTGTTCGAATATCTCTTTAAGTTTAGCAAATGCAGCAATAACTAAACCAACACCAGCGGCTTTTAAAGCAACACCAATACCTTTAATTCCTTTACCTGCTTTCTTAGCTCCATCGTCAAGATCATCTAAGCCTTTACTAGTATCTGCTAATTCTTCGTTAAGACCTTTTATGCCTTGCTCAAGATCATCTATTTTATTTATGGCCTTACCTGTTTTAGCTTCTAGCTCTACTGTTATTACTTTTGCCATTTTATTTCTCTTTTAAATTTTTTATATGCTCCTTTTATTGATGTAGGTAATTTATATTTACCTTTAGCAATACGTATGTTTTCAGAATTGTGTTCTGTAAGTTTCAACCCTTCTAGTATTATTTCAATCATAATTCGCTTAATAGTTCTATGTTTGATTCGCCTGTTGCTAAGTTCGTGTCTATGCTGTTGATCTTATACCTTTTTCCATTGATATCAAACCTATCAGCAAGTGTAAAGTTCAAAAGGATTCTAAGGGGTAGATATGCCTTTACTTTTGTAAGTCTGTTCTTTGTGTTAAACACATTTGTTATATAAGTGTTGTAATAGTTCTCAAATAACGTACCCGTAAAACTACTATCACCTGTATATTCGTTTTTTTCTAACTTAAAATTAATATTGGCAGTAGATGTACCTGAGCTAAAAGAAAT